CGAAAGCAATACCAACTACAAGGCGCTCGACCTGCTGGTCGTGCCCTGGCTGAAATAATCACCACCGCGAAGCGCTTAGCCGGAGTAGCGCCCGGCAATCTTACAACCCACACAACCGCTACAAGCGGCTAATTGGAGAAACCATGAAATGGCAAAATTATTGTTCATTGTTTGCGCGGCTCATTCGGGCTATCGCCGGGGCGGTGTCCGCTTTACTAAGGGCAAAAACACTGTGGATACGGAAAAGCTATCGACTGAACAGCTCGAGCAAATTCAGCGCGACCCCTTACTTGTTGTTGGTGAATATGCAGATGGCATTAGCCTGGCGTCGCTGGACGAACCGACTGCAAAAGAACTGCTGCCAAAAACAAATAAAGGTGGCAACTCGCAAGGGACATTGGGCGACGGAACACTTTCAGGCGCTGTAACCACACTGGAGCAAGCCTTTGCACAGCTGCAGCCAGACAACAAAGACCACTTCACCAGCACCGGTCTGCCGCAATTGGATGTACTGGAAAAGTTGATTGGTCGCAAGGTTACCAGTGCCGAGCGTGGCGAAGCCTGGATAGCTTACCAGGCAAAATTGGCTGCTGCTAAGGATGCTGAGTAATGTACGCCAGCGTAGCTGACATGGTTAACCGCTTTGGCGAGCAAGACTTAGTGCTGCTCAGCTGGCGTGAAGGTGTTGCCGAAGGCGTCATCAACACGCCAGTTGTTGAGCAAGCACTGGCCGATGCTACCGCCGAAATTAACGGTTATATCGGTGGCCGCTACAAGCTACCCCTGTCAGCAGTGCCGGCAGTACTTAGCGGCCACTGCTGCAGTATTGCCCGCTACCTGTTAAACGGTGACCGGGCACCGGAGCAAGTTACTGACCGCTACAAAGCAGTGATCAAGTTTCTTGAAGCGGTAGGCAAAGGCGATTTACAGCTTGGCTTGGCTGACGATCAAGTAACCCAGCCAAGTGGCACCATTGCAATAATGCAGTCTGAAGGCCTGGTATTTAGTCGTCGCAATGGTCGGGGGTTTATCTGATGAACGATATCGGTGACAACTACCTGATCACAGGCGAGCACTTGGAAGCCGTAGCCAAAACGGTAGACGACATCCGAAAGGTTTATAGCACTAATGACTTATCGGAAGTACAAGAACGCAGCCAGATAACCCCTGCGTGTCACGTTATCTACTTTGGTGATGCGGTACCCGATATTACTCAGGGCGGTACATCCAGCCATGTAACTCAAACCTGGTTGCTTATCATCGTAGTCCGCCACGGCCAAGGTCAAAACCCCAACAAAGAAGCGGGCGAGCTAATTAAAAAGCTGTTGGTAGCGCTTCACAACAACAGCCTGGTTGAAGGCAAGCACGTCCTAACTCGCGTTAATTCACCGGCAAAGCCCCGTTACACCAAGGGCCACGCTTATTACCCGTTGGCGTTCAACGTCAAATTTAGACTAAAAGGAGATCGCCCATGAGCGGTTTAATGTTATCAGGCAACATCTTTATTGATCGTTTAACCGACACCGGTGTCAGCACTGGTTTAATTGGTCCGATCAACGTCACCCAGCTGGCTATTAATACGCCCAGCAATGAGGCCGTGCGCCTCAGCAAAAAAAAGGCTAGCCATGGCCAGGCGCTGGACATTGTTAAAACGGCGCAACCTACCGAAGTAACCATCGCTTTTGATGACCAGCCAGCTGAGTTATTAGCAATGGCATTGCTAGGCGACACGTCAGTGATTAACCAGGCCAGCGGCACTGCCACCGATGAACCCATAACCCTGCCCACTAACCAGCGCTGGGTACCGTTGGCTCATAGCAATCTGGCAGCTGAAGGTATTTCGGGTGCAATTGTAGCGCCAGCTGGCCCGTTGGCCATTGCTACTGATATCGAAATTAACTATGCAGCCGGTTTGGTTCGTGCCCGTAAAGGCGGTGCTGTTGAAGAAGGCGGCGCAGTTACCCTGACCTATCAATACAATGCCATTAGCGGCATGGCTGTTAAAGGCGGTCTGCGGCCGCAAATCCGTGCCCGTATTATCGGCGACATGAAAAACCTGGCTACAGGGAAAAACGCTAAGTTGGATATCCCGGAAGCATCATTGGCCCCCACTAATGCTGTTGACTTTATGGCGTCAGAGTTCGTTACCACAACACTGGCAGGCAAAATCAAGCTGGTGGATGGCAAAGACGCCCCGTTTGAATACCACGATCTGTAAGTAGAAAAGCGACACCAAAGTGAGGCCGCCCGGCCTCACTTTTTCAAAGCCCCGGAGCCAGCATGAGCAAGAACCTCGAACTAGCACTTAAAATAGCGGCAACCGTAACAGGCGATAAAGACCTGGCACGGATGGCTGACTCTGTGCGGGACGTAGGTAAAGGCGCTGCCGAGGCTGATCCAAAAACTGACGAGCTCGCTAAGTCACTAGAAAAGTTAAGTAACCAGCAAAGCCTGATCCGGCAATTTGAACAAAGCAGTAATGCGCTAGATGCCAATTCGATGGCAGCGTATGCCGCTGCTACTCAGTTAGATAAGCTGCGTTCTGAAGCCCAGGACAGTGGCAAGCCCTTTGTTGAGCTAGCGAAAAATATTGATGTCGCCGAGCAGCAGCTGGAAGAAATGCGCCAGGAGCTGGCAAGCCAGGCCGCTAATCATGACCGGCTGCAGCGCGAACTGAAAGAAACTGGTCTGGATACCCGCAAACTTTCAGATGAAAAACGCCGGGTTCAAAAAGAATTTAAACGCGCTTCAACTGATGTTAAAAAGCTTGGTAACGACTATCTGCGTGCCAATGGCCAGCAACGCAACTTCACCCAGGGAGCAAAGGATCTTACCACCCGCCTGGTAGCAGTGGCCGGAACCTATTTCGGTATTAACCGACTATGGCAAACCCTTACCAGCTTATTTAGTACCGGCAGCAACATTGAAAAACTAGGTGTGCAATTCACTGCCTTAATGGGCAGCATTGCTGGTGGCGAAAAAGCCACTGAATGGGTAAGGCAGTTTACCAAAAACACCCCACTGCAATTGGAAGAAGTAAGCCGGCTATTTGTTCGTCTTAAAGCCTTTGGCTTAGATCCGATGAACGGCACTTTGCAAGCAATTACTGACCAGGCATTTAAACTGGGCGGCGGCTTTCAAGAGGCAGAAGGCATCAGCCTGGCGCTTGGCCAAGCCTGGGCTAAACAAAAATTGCAGGGCGAAGAGATCCTGCAGCTGATAGAACGTGGCGTACCAGTGTGGGATTTGTTGGCCCAGGTTACCGGTAAAAATACCCAACAGTTACAAAAGTTATCTGAGCAAGGCAAATTAGGTCGTGACGTAATTCGCGATTTAATGGAAGAAATCGGCCGCCAGGCAAAAGGATCGGCAGCCGCCAATATGACATTGCTGTCGGGCCTTATCTCTAACGCCAAAGATAACCTGGCACAATTCTACAACTTGGTAAGCAGCTCAGGTTCAATGGACTGGCTAAAAGACCAACTAACAGAGTTAAATGCACAATTCGAAGAAATGGCCGCTGATGGCCGTCTGCAGGAGTGGGCACAAAATGTCAGTGATGCCATTGTTAGTGCCGGTACTTTTGTGCGCGATACTGCCGGTGCGCTTTACGAGTTCCGCGAGGAAATCGGCTTTGTAGCAAAAGCCTGGCTAGCGTTAAAAGTGGGTTCGTTCCTGGGCAATGTTGTCGACGGTGCAAAGCTCGCTATTATCCAGTTACGCACGTTAACTGGCGTTACCGCTGCCACCAGCGGCGAAATGTCAAAGCTGGCCTTAACAGCCAAAAACGTATTCCGAGCCATCGGCATAGGCCTGCTGGTCGAGGGTGTTATATGGGCCGTTGGTAAACTAGTCGACCTAAAGAATGCCATCTTTGATTTGCAGGCTGCGCAAAATGCCCTGGACGAATCCCAGCGGAATTTAGCGACTACCCAACGCCAGCTAGCGGATGAATACACGTCAGTTAGCCGGGTAGTTGGTATGCAAATTACCAGTATTGATCAGCTGCTGGAAGCTGAGCGCGCCGGGCTGGTTGTTTACGATGAAAAGCTAAAAGCATACCGGGCAGTTAAAGACGCCGCCCAGGCGTTGGCAGAAGCTGAGCGCGAGCAAATTGGCCAGCTGCGATTAACGGGTGCTGAGGCAGCAGCTGCTGCTGAGCGGATTCTGTCTATGGCCGGCGCGCACGAATGGGCTGGCGACACTGCGGCAGGTTTAAACCGACAGATTACTGCAGTGCTGGAAGTACTGCGGGCATCAGGTGGCGAGTACACAAATCAAATTAACCAGCTGCAACTATTAGCAGATAAAAACCGCCAGGTGGGTGACGTTTACGAGCAGAAGCAAGTACTGCTGAATAACACCGAAGAAGCCTACAAGGCCCTTGGCATTACCTCAGCAAAAGCCCTGGAAGAAACCGCCGCCAAAGCACAAGCCGCCTTTGAAATTATTACCGAAGCTAACGAGCCGCTGGAAATCCAACGCCAGGCGTTTTTAAAATGGGCTGATGCGGCCCTGGCTGCAGCGAAAGCAACCGGCGATACCGTTCCTCAGCAAATCCGGGCACAAGCTGCCGCATTGGGCTTAACCTCTGCACTGGATGATTTAGCCAGCAAGCAAGGCATATCCTTTGAGCTATCCGACAAACAATCACAAAGCTTTAATGCGTTAAAGCAGGCGTTTGATAAAACAAAGTTATCAATAGAGTTTTACAAACAAACTATTGAAAGCTCCACCGCCAGTATTGAAGAAAAACGCCTGGCGACACTGCGCTTACTGGAAGCCGAGCAGCTGCTGCAGGGGCAGGCTGAGGCG